GAACGGTTCTCACATCTTTATTAAGTAGATAAAGCAATTATGCCCACCCCCAAACCGTCTCAATTTCAATCGATTGAATACCTTGACCTAGAACAACCCCAACATTCTTCACTTTCGCTGGATCAACTGTGATAAAATCCCCTGACCATTTAACTGGCTTTCCTGTTGTGGTCTTAAAGCTTGGATTGTCTGGATTGTTGGCCATTACAAGCGATTCTGTGAGGTTTTCAAGTCTGATGACTTGTCCAGCAATCGTAAACGATGTTTCAGTAGTGCTCTGGCCAACGATTGTGATTTTAGGAAAGGCAAGAGCAGAGCCTTGAGTAGTTAAAACTCCATTTCTTGTTAATCTTTGTGTGTCAGTGGTTTTGAAGTATTTGGTAGGGTGACAAGTGAATTTCACATCTACCGTCCATGCACCAAAATCATCTTTAATAATTTTGAAATCATCCACTTTATAGCACCAATATTTCACGCTTGGCTCTTGTTCATTCTCCAACCAAAATTTTTCACGATTTAACAGAGAAGAAAAACGGTATAACTCTTCATCCGTTGGGTTAATTAAGCTGATATGGTAGCTTTTTTCAATCAATCCACGATGCCTATTTGATTGAACAATTGCACCACTGAGCCCGTCATGTTCTAAAAGACTGGTTTTTGAGGAGGATACGATGACTTGTGGTCGTGTTTCAACCAGAATCTCACATTTAAATGATGAAGTTTTCACTCCGTCGATGGTTAACTCATTAATTTTTGTCATTCGAAACCTCCTCTCAAATTAGTTTTTCTTTGTAGTTCTTCAGCAATACGTGTTCCAACTGCATCAGCTAGTCTATTCAAATCCGCTTCTTCTCGGATGGTCACCCCTGAGAAGTTTACATTGATGCTATTCGATGTATTCATCGTATTAGCAATACTTTGTCCAATTGCACCAAGAGTTGACTTATTGAGTGGAAGGATTGCTTCTGCGCCAGCTTCTCCACCAACCATTGCTCTATTTCCATTCATTCCAAATAAAGTTGGTTTGGTCATGATACCACCCTTCGCATACCACTCAATAGCGATGCTTGGAACGCCCTGACTTAACCAGTCCAAAGGATTGGCTGAACCACTCACTGAAAAGTGAGGTAGTGGAATATGTGGCCAACTGATATTGAAATTAAATAGATTTTTAATAGCTTGGATAGCGCTAGATACTGCATTTTTAGCACCATCAATAGCATTTGAAATAGTTGATTTGATAGAGTTCCAAATATTGCTAGCAGTAGATAAGATCCCATTGAAAACATTAGAAATTGAACTTCCTAAATCTCTGAACAAATTTGAACCCATAGTTGTCAAGTTTGTCCATAAATTTGAAAGAAAAGAAGTGAAGTTCTGCCACAATGCCTGTGCTCCTGTAACTAGATTTTGAAAAATTCCAGTTAACCCAGCCACAAAGACAGTCCATAATGTTTTTCCTACCTCGGTAATGTTCGTCCATAGATTTGAAAGCCACGTAACTAACGCCTCCCATGCTCTTATTGCAGTAGTCGATATCTGTGACCATAACTCTGAAATCCAGTTTGCAAATCCATCCCATAAATTTTGAAGCCATTCGGATATCTCTCCCCAATTCATAATTGCCTGTATGATCAGAGTTATGACGGCAATAGCTGCAACTATTGCTGCGATGACAATCCCAATTGGAGCTCCTATGGCCCCAATCGCAATAACAATTGGAGCGAGAGCCCCAAGTAAAGTCATAACGGCCGCTGTAACAAGTCCAAGAATAACGATTGTTTGTTGATCGCTTTCGTTCAAATTGGTAAACCACTCAACAGCCTTATCAAGTAAGTCAATAAGTGGTTCTAATGCTGGAATAAGTGTTTCTAGCAGTTTACCGCCTACCTCGGCAAGTCCTTCTTTCGCTTTGTTGGAATATGTTGTTAGTTTATCAATCGGATCTACCGTCTCATCAAATGTTGTCGAGACAGTCCCTGATGAGGATTTGGCTGCTTCAGCTAAATCACTAAAACTAAAGGCCCCTCGTTGTATTGCATCTACCATACGTGGTGCAGCCTTGCTCCCAAAAACTTCCGAAGCAATACTCAAAGCTTTTGTTTCACTAGTTGAATTCTGTATTGCATTAACAGTTTCGTTCAATCCGTCCGTCAAGGACTTCCCATCTTTGGCATAGTTTACTGCGGCTTTTGAAAGAGAAGATAAAGCAGCAGAAGAGTCAATTCCGCTTTTTTCAAATCGACCAATTAATGTTGCTCCCTCTTCAAAAGATAATCCCAGCATCTTAATCTGTGGAGCTCCATCTATAGCTTTTTGGAAGATTGAATCATAAGATTGACCTGTGTCCTGGCCTACTTTAGTAACTGAGTCCAATACTCTTGCTAAATCCTCATTGGATAGTCCATAGGCATCGATTGCCTTTTTGGCATTTATTGCAGAGTTTGAAATATCTTCTCCAGTTATTTTTGAATACTTCAATAAATACTCTGCTGCAACTTTCAAAGTATCACCAGTAAGCCCAAATTGTGTATTGAGCTCACCAACTGCATCAGCAGATTCTTGAAATGTAGTCGCTGGTAAAGATGTGGCAATTCCTTTTGCAATTTCCTGTAGTCCTAACAAGGCCTCCCCAGTCAGTCCAGTTTTTGTTGTAACAGTATCCATTGCTTCGTCAATCTCAGACCATGCATCTACTGTTTTTTTACCAGCATCAACCATTTTTTGACCTAGTTGTCCTGCCTTTTCAGCAACGTTCATCATTACGTCAGCTTTTAGGTATCCTGTGGCTTCCTTAATGCTTCCTGTTGCTGAACGGCTAGAATCCCCTAGGTTACCCATTGCTTTATCTATCTTTAAAACTTCAACTTCTGCTTGCCCAATTTCATTTTGAAGTTGTCGCCATTCTTCTGTGCCGATTTTTTCCTTTCCTAATTCCGCTTGTTTCCGTTTCAACTCCTGGACCTTGTCCTTGGCTAATGAAGATTGTTTACTTAATAACTTCATTTTTTGTTCGGACAACTCTACATTTTTAGGATCTAATTCTAGCTTCTGGTTGACGATGTCAAGTTCTTTTGCGACATTGTTGATTTCTTTATTGAGATTTAAAATAGACTTTGGATTTCCGACGTCCTCTATTCTTTTCTTTGTTGATTCCATAGCTCTATCAACAACTTTCATTTGAGATTCTACTTTGGCAATCTCAATCTGTAGTTTGTTCCACTGTGCTGAACCAACTTCTGATTCTCCAAGGGCTTTTTGTTGTTTTTTGAGCTCAAGTATTTTGAGAGCACCAACACGAGCTTGTTCTTGTAAGTTTGTTAATTTTCTAGTTAATAGTTCAACGTTGTCTGGATCCATTTTCAATTGTTTGTTGATATTTGTGAAATCCTTTTTCAAACTTGCAAGAGCGCTGTTGATCCCTTTTACAGATTTTTCAAATTCAACTGTATTAGCTCCAAATTTTACATACAGCCCTTCAAATGTCTCTGCCATTGATTACCTCCTTTCATTTTTAGTCAGACATTACATTTAGTAATTCTGCGTTTGATAATGTTTTCTTCTCATTTTCATTGACACTCATTTGATGTAATGTCCCCATCAAATAATTAAAATGTTGACTTTCTGCCCAAAAAACATCCATCCTATTTTCAAAAACAACCTTATAAATTTTTTCAGAAGTTATGACTTCTGTTGAGGCTTTTTTCTATCTTGAGGTACTTTCGCTCGGCTACGATTAAATTCGTAGAACAAGTCAGAGAAGAAGGTGATGTCTAGTAAATCGCCAAACCACGGAGCAAGCGAGGCTGTTTCTGCAGTCAATTCATTCTGGATTAATCGTCCGTTTTCTACTTCTCCGTATAGACATGGAATCACGTCTGTCAAGAAATTCATAAAATTAGGGTCCATTAACAATGGTAATAGCTGAATCTTCTCATCATCAGAAAGGTCTGATAATTCAGTTTTGATTCCAGTTTTAGAAGCAAGTTGCGTATACACGCTAATTGCTTTTTGATTGTCGTCAAAAAAGTTTCTTCCAGTCCGTTGTTCATACATTTTGATAGCAGGCAGAGAATAAAGAAAGCGCACCGTTTCGGTACGCTCTACTTCTTCCCCGTAGCTATCAAAGGTAATAAATGATAGCTCTTTTTTAATCATATTAGCCTCCTGGCACGATGGCTGTTGTTCCTAAAGCTTCATTGATAAAATCAATCAATTTCGTTGGGGTACTTGAAACGAACAATTTATCAAATTTAGCACGGACAACCCCCTTGTCTGTATCACGCCATACAATTTCTGAAACAGGTTTTTTATCTGAATCTAGAATGAAATTGTTAGGTGACGCAGTACATGGAATTTCGATTTCTTTTGGTGTAGCAGAGCTTTCATCTGTTGTAGTGCTACCTTTTGGAGCTGATGCTTTCACATTGGTCCAGATGTGAAACTCTTCAACCTCAGAACCAAACTCATCTGTAACCGTTTCAGCATACCCCCAAATGAAATTCGTATTCACACCAGTATCAATGAGCGCTGGAGGAGTTGAAGTTGTCAGCTTTTTACCCAAGTGATCAATCATAAATTGTTTAGGAATTTGATAAGTCGTGATTGATCCCTCAGTTGATTTCTTACCTTGAAGACGGACGTGCTCCACGTTATCTGCGTAGTATGCATTTGATTCTTGTGAAGTTTCAAAAGATGTTTTTCGCAATCCTGTAAATGGATATGGTGTTTTTAGATCGAGTGCGCCAGATTCTGTTTTTGAAATCTTAGCAAAGAATCCCATGGCATTACCATGAGTAACCTCTCGTGTGTCATATTTATAAGTCATTGTGACTCCTTCCTTAATTTGGTCTGATTTTTATTGATTTCATATTATTGAGAAAGATTTCTTTATTTTTGAGATAAGCTGGTCTGATGTGTTCTTGAGGTGCTACAAATCCACCATTTTTTGTTGCGTGGCCATTTTCTAACAAGTGAGCAAGCGACTTCTCTTTCCCATTGTTATATACTACAGCGATATCTTCAATGGTCTCGTGAGTCCATCCTTTTTCATATACTCCGTTTCTTCTAGGACTTCCGTCTCTAATGTCTCCAGCGGTGCTTTTTCCTGCTTTTTCTATGATTTCTAAAACTTGATTCTGGATATCGATTTTTAATGTTTTCACATTAACGCTACCACTTCCCACTTGTGAATACCTCGATTCTGTAAGTTGTAAGTAAGTAATCTGTATCAGGCTGTTTTAGATTCAACTGACTAGGTTCACACATAAAATTAGACAACATCAATTCCTCAATGCTGTCTAGTTTCTTCTTGTGATAGTGACTGATTTGAATAGTCACTTTTCTCATGTGTACTGTGTCATCAGCAGTAATACTACTACCCGGAGTTAAACGATAGTAAAGAATAACGTTGTCAGGAGAGGACTTTTCCTCACGTTCCATATAGAACACTTTTGATTTTAAAGTGTTTTTTTCTAGGATTTCTTGAATTGCTTGCCTAGTGAAGAACTTCTTAGCCATTATTTCAATTCTCCTAATTCAATTATCGTGTAGTGGCCATCTTCGGATTCAGTTCCAACATTTACCTTGTATTCTTTCCCTTTGTACTTCACGTAGTCTAAGGAATCTGTTACATAGTTAGAACGTATCCGAAATCTTGCTGTCAAAACTTGACCATCTGCCAAAGCTTTATCAAGTCTACGTTGGTAGATCTTCTCTTTTTCAGCTTTGACTTTCTTTTCTACAACTTGTTTTTCAAAAACACCTTTTTCGACCTCTGTACGCTCATCGTAATAAAGGATGATTGATGTTCTAGATGATTTCATGATTTAACTCCATAAATAGCTTTCAATTGATAGAGAATATTTGTCAATTCTTCATCAATCCAGCTCATTGTTGTTGAGTTTCCTGTCATCAAGGATTTATCAAATCTCTGAACACATCTCAAATGTAACCAATCTAAAATTGTTTCTTTATCATCCTCTTCAATCTTATTCCATTCTGTCAATTCGCTATCTTTATCGATGCGAGTGATAGGAATGTTGTTTCTCGTTAGATATGAAATCCCACTATTTATGTAGCTTAAAAGTTGAGTGTCGAAGATCTCTTCTTCGACATCAACTTCAACCATTTCTTTAATTTGGTTAAGGATTGTCATTTTAGACTCCCCTTTCTATTTAAAATCAACCTTTTGTGAATTTTACAGCTGATTTGTACTGACCAAGTCGGCCACCAAGCACGCTAGCAAGTTCGATATGACGGCGATTCATCGTTACATCATAATCTTCAAAGCGGTCAGCAGAGACATCATCACCAATCATCTTATAAGCCTTGTCAGCAAATGCGATAATTGGGTTAGTTGCACCTTCCATCCAGTCATAGACATATACTTGGTAACCAGCAATGACATTTCCTGTTTGTGAAATTGGTGCGAATGGTTGTGGATCGATGTAGCGTTTTTCGCCATCCTTAACCATTTTAAGTTTACGAGCAATGGTTTTTGAAGTTACCAAAATTGGAGTTGTATTTGCAGCAAGTTTATCAATCCCTTTGACGAGGTTTTCTAAAACAGTACTGTCAAATTCCCCGTCAACACTGATTTCTTGTGTATCAAATAGTTGATCAAGTGTTTCTTCTGCAATAGATTTAATTTCAGTGATTTTGTCATCATCATCACTATTCTTACCATCGCCGATAACAACAGCACGTTCAACTGCACGGATAAATCCTTGTGCTAATTCGTTCATCACATAGTTGAAGTAAGCACCTGTTGTATCCTTCTTCAAGTCAGCATACTCAAAACTGTACTTGATGTAGACAGCTGCAGAGTTGATTGTATAATCGATAAATGTAAAAGATTCATCTTTCTTTGTTTTGCCATTCTGATGACCTTTAGCTTTTGCTTGTTGCGTTTGAAGCGCAACACGTACTGCATAACGAGGATCTTTGGTTACATGGTTTAGGATGCCGTCGTAATCATTAAATGCATTTTGGATAGCAATCAATACTGGTTCAGGTAAGATTTTGTTAACATCAGTCACACCTTTTTCAACCAGATTTGCTTCCCACGCTTTACGTGCACTGTTTGAGCTTCCTTCGTTATCCATGAGGATTCGAGCGAAGTCAAGTGCAGCTTCTTTTGTTTTTAAGTATTCCATTTGTGTCTTGCCTTTCTGTACTTCCTTAATAGACTTAGCAGCTTTACTAAGATTGTTTTCTTTTTCTTCAATTTCAACATCTAAGTTAGAAATTGTATTCTTGAGCTCCTCTGCTTTGGATACCAATTCTTCTGCATCAGATTTCAACTGTGCAAGTTCTTCTTCTCCAATAGTTGCTGACTTCAATTTCTCTTCGATTGAAGCTTTTTTTAATTTGATCGCAGATAACTCATCTGATTGTTTTTGTCGTTCTTCCATCAATTCGACTAGTGTTTTCATTTTTTTCTCCTTTTTTAAATTGTTGCAAGTTTACTCATGATGTCTTGCTTCATGTTCGCCTGAGCGATTCGCTTGTCAACCACAGATATATCAAATCCCTTAATATTATCAACGGTTGCTTGAGGATTGGCTGGCACGGTCACGACAGATATTTCAAAGATTTCAACTTCTTTAAAAATCCATCCACCGTAAGGTTGCTTAGCGTCAACTGGCTCATAATCATTAATAAAAAATCCAATGCTCAGGCTATCCAGTGCCCCCATCTTCATGAGGTCATAGGTTTTCTTGGCTTCTGGATCACTTAGATTGAATGTTGACCGTGTTCGCAGACCTTTTTCATCTACCGACAGCTCATGCTTACCGATTACACGATTGCGATCATGGTTTAAGCACATAGGTACGACCGTTTTGGTTTTCAGAGTGTTATCAAAACACCCCTTGGCCATCACATCACCGTCTCTGTCTGTATTGCCATAAGTGGAGGCATAAGCCTCAAAATGAAAGTCAGCTGACTCTTCCTCAACTGACTTTACTACAAAGGTTTTTAACTTTTCCATAGCCTACCTCCTTTCTTAAAATTTCTGCCAACCGCCCACCCTATTTTTAATTACTTTCACTCGGCTCGATACGAACTGCATTTAGATTAGTTTCGAACACCTCTCCACCTTCATATCCTGGAAGTCCTAGATAGGTTTCACGGAATTCATTTGAATTCATCAAACCTGCGTATTTAGATTTAAATCCACCTTCTACTAGATCCTTGAATGAAATCATGTCAGCCATATCAAAGAAGACCAAGAGCTTGTTTCCTTGTGTCCTTGCCGTCTTCGTGAAATATTTTCTATTAATTTCTTCAGAGAATACACGTTGATATAATTTCATAACGCTAGAATAGTAAGCTCTATATTGTTCTTCTGTGTAGTCACAAGTAAACAATTTTTCATTAATCCCATGAGCATGATAAAGTTGAGATTTCAGAAACTCCATTTCTTCTTTAGAAGCGGTTGAGTAATCTTTGTTTAATTCCATAAACTCTTCACCTTGCTCGAGATAGGCAATGCCACCATTTGCAGCAAGTTCCATCATGCTATCAACTCGACTCTTAGCTTGTTTCTTCAAATGTTCATCTGCTGCTTTAGTTGGTAATTTTAAGAATCCTCTCAACTTTGAATTCCCTCTGCCTAACTTCTCAGTTAACGCATTAAGGTTGATATCAATTAATTCTGTGATTTGGTTTAATTGACTTGTCACGTTTAATTTAGGATTCTCAAAAACCCATACATCACTAAGGGGCAACTCAATCTCTACATCATCAATCATGATTTCAACTCTCTCTGCAGTCCATGATATTGTTTTCTTTGCAAGCCAAATTTCAATCAGTCGACCATTTTCCCAACGTGGAACAACGACTGCAACACCATCTTTCAGCATAGCTCTTGTTACATTTGCCCAAAATACAACTGGTACTTCAAGAGGATTTGGAGAGAAAGATAAAACATTTGCAAGATCACTATTTTCAAACCACTCCATCTTATCAACTCCCGTCGGATTTCGAGTGATTCTCACATGCTTAAATCGAACTTGTGCAGTATCTGTTGAAATCTTATTGTAGATATTGTCTAAGTAAATCGAATTTCTTCTCCAATAATTCAAATTTCTTTGTAAATAGGTCCTAGTGGATTTTCTATTGCTTGGTCTGAAAATCCTAGCAAAAACCTCTCTTAGATTATTTATATATTTGTTCATTCTTCACCTCAATCAAAGTAATAACTCAAGTCTTCCTTGAAATTTTCGTAGCAAATAAAAGCATCTAACTGACTAGCAAATACGTCAATCTTTTCTTTTGCCTTTTCTTTATTTGGAAATACATTGTTATTCGCATCTATCTTGACACGAACATTTGCGTGGTTCCAAGTTGCCACAGGATCGTCAAATATGATTTTCCCCATCTTAGCTTTTTCTTTATACACTTTTAAAGGATTGGATAAGCTCTTGACAGTTTGTGGAATGTCGTGACATATATCTCCGTAGTAGTCATTAATTAATCGGATAAGCTCTTTTGCATTCCAGCGGTCATATCCAACTGCAACTGGTAAGATTCTATTCTCACTCATGAACTGCCTTAACTCTTCAAAGATATAGGATTGGTCATTGTAGTCCAACTCATGAACATGAAGCTGTCCACTAAGCTCCCACTCAGCGTATTTGTCCCTCAGTTCTTTTGGGAGACCTTCAATCGTATGACGTGGCATGAACTTCTTGTTCAAATACTGACGCTCTTCGCCACGCACGACCATAAATGAGACCGAACAAATATCATTTACATCCGACAAGTCAACACCAAGTACACAGCGAGCACTCCGTTCCTCATTTCCGACAAACAAACTCTTATCAAACTTATCTGACCAACCCTTACACTCCTCATTACTGAAGTAAGCAAGATAGTTATTAACAGGGAGATTAAATGTTTTAGCCATCAGCTCAGCCTGTTGTGCTGGATCATTCTTGCTCATTTCGATATCCTTGGCAATCGTCTCCTTCTCAGTCGTTATACCGAGTAAAGGCATAGCTTTCTGCCACATATCTTGATTGTGAATTTCAGAAATATCATCCAGCTGATAAATCCACGGCATGACCGAATCATTGACAATCTTTTCATCAAGAATATCTACCCAGATGTTGTAATACTTATCAAAAAGCTTGTCTCGTTTCGTCCCATTCGTGGTGATGTACCATGTTATCCAATTTTTTCGCTTACGACTCGAACCATCATTCACAACCTTGATGAAGTCATCATCATAAGTATGCACTTCATCAAAGATATTGTAGTGTGCATTAGTACCATCAAGGCTTTCATAGTCAGAAGTCTTGATTGACATAAGACTGTTAGTTGTCTCGTACAAGATTCCTTGTTTAGTTGACCGTAATATGTCAGCTTCACGCATATAGTGAAGCAAGCTATCTTCATTCGACAACATAGCTCTAGAAGCATTAAACAGATAGCCAGCCTGTTCACGACTGTAAGCTAAAAGCTGAATATCAGCGCCCCACTCACCATCAATGATTTGACCAACCTCACCAATGGCAGAACCAAGGGTGGTTTTTCCTGTACCACGAGGTACAATAATAGGCACCTCATGAATGAGGCGCCTTTCTTCAAAATCTTTATATTCTTCAAGTGTATCGGGATCTGTTTTTGTAACTTCAACTGTATGATAAAAACCCCACGTTGTTTCTAGCCAAACCTTCTGAGGTAAAGCCAAACGTAACTTACCAGCAAGACCTTTAGTGTTGCTGCACTCTTCCTCAATGAACTCAATCCGTTTATCAGCTTCTTCTTGTTTGAAGATGTATTGCTCCTTGTACCTCTCCACTCGTTTAATCGACTTCATCGTAAGTTCACAAACACGAATCTTCCCTGAGTAGACTAGCTGAGCATATTTATCAAAATATTTCATCTCAACCATATCGAGCCAACTTCTCCTGAATCATTTCTTTGAGGCTATCACCCTGTGGACTTTGCTTTTCAATCGTTGACATAATCTGCATGTTTAGCTTTTGATACTTTTCCATTCCATCAAGTAAATACTTATCAGGTAACTCGCCATCATTGATGACTTTATTGATTTCTAGTTGGAAGTTTTCAATCACTTTTTGATTATGATTGTATTGAGTTTTAAGATTTTTCAAACCTACTGAATCATTGTCATTGATTTCAAGCATTTTTTCTTTTGGAATCAACTTGAAAGTCTTACGAGATAGTTCAACACGTTCTTCTCTTGTATACTTTTGTCGTTGATTTGCCAGTTTTTCTAACTCTTTGAACTGACTTTTTGTGATATTCGACCGAGTTTCTTCAAATATGCCTAGTTTTTTTCGATACCTGGTTAGGGTAGCACGACTTATTCCTAGCTTTTCTAAAACTTCATTGATTTTCAAAATCATGCTCCTTTCTTGTATCAATTTTCGTCATTTTTGGGGGAGAGGTATATAAGAGGATTGACACCGTTATTATTTTAGGTGTGTGAAAATTTAAAATAGGGGGGATCTGATAAAAATCAAAAATTCAAAAAAATAAAAAAATCAAAATAAATTAATATTCCGATTTTCTAAATTTAAATTTATTTTGCTTTGAAATGTTTTTGTATTATGACACTCGAGACAAAGTAATTGCAGATTATCTTCGTTGAGAGTAATAGACTCATCTTGATAATTAGTTTCATCTATCTCTATGATATGGTCGACAATGCTCTTGCCATGAATTAAACGTCCACACATATCGCAGCGCATACGCTTTGTTTTTCTGATTCTATTTCTCAGAGTTCTCCAAGGTTTCGAGTTGTAGAATTTAATCTGCCAAGCTCTGAACCAGTCAGAGTGTTTAGGATTTTTAAAATAAGCCATCGCCTATGCAGTACCTTCAACTTCTGGATTTTTTCATGATACAAATATATCAGATTCATTTTGTCAATTCTATATCTTTTTTTGACAAGATTTGTTTTTGAGTTTTGAATTTATGTAAAATATCCCTGTTGAATTAGTTATATCTTATATTTTATCCAATTTTGTTTCACATCCAAAAACTAGTATTGGCAATACCTCAGGCTCTTTTAAAAATTTAAACTAGAAACTCCCTCGTTATAGATAGTTGAAAAAAACAAAAAAATATTAGAGGCTAAAATTACTCATCTTGGTATCAAGTTCATCTTGCCTTACACAAATATAAATTAGTGTAACTGCTGGACTTGAATGATTGAATAATGACATCAAGTCTGCAACGTTCTTGTACTTCTTGTAGTAATGATAGCCAAATGTTTTTCGCATAGTATGAGTACCGACATTGTCAATGCCTAAGTCTTCAGCAGCTCTTTTAAGAAACCAGTAAACCGTCTTATAGCTAAGTGCCTTGTTCTTTCCAACACGACTCTGAAATAGATACTCATGTGGTTCTTTATCTTTGACAAATTCCCTCAATTCATTCTTGAGCGGTCTTGTCATTTTGATGCTCTTGTATTTACCTGTCTTTTGCTCCCTAACTTTAATGTGCCAACCTTGAACATCTTTAACCTTTAGTTTGAGAATATCCCCAACTCGAAAACCTGTATTGATTCCTAAAAGAAATAACATGTAATACTTTTCGTTCCAAGATGATAGATAGTCCTTCATGGATTGGATATCATCCTTATCTCTTAACGGTTCAACAATATTCATAGTTCTTTTCTCCTTTCACAAAATAATAAAGCACTAAGATTTTCTCAGTGCTTTGGATAGTATCAATCTATCATATTCTTTTTGTCAATGCTATATGTTTTTTTGACAACTTTACATACAGAGTAAATTTGAAAGTGTATCAAGAATGACCTCGCGTCTTCTGTAAATTTGCTTGCTGTGTCTATACAAGTACCCAGTTTCTCCGTTCTCCATGATGTGCCAAACTTGAATCCAGTCATATCCAGTATGTTCTCCCCAGCGAAGATAAAAGATTTTTTT